CCGTATTTGATCATGCTGTTACCTCCTGAAATCCCGCCAGTAGGGCGTGGTATTCACCCATGGACAGTTCCTCTTGGTCTACCATCCGCTCGGCCTCGGCCTCGTCAGGGATATCCCCGTCTTTGATCAGGTCGAGGATCGTCTGGTCCATCTCCTCGCCAAACATCTCATCGTGCGCCGCGTTGGTCTCGGCTGCTAGTTTTAGATAGCTACGAACTCTCTCGTGAAGACTGAATCCATAGGACTCAAGAAGTTCTTGACGCTTTTCAACGACCGCTTCTACGGACGAATCCTTTAGACCACCTTGGATGGACTCGATTGCTTCGTTGATTTTGCCTTCTTTGAGAAAGTCAACAAATTTTTGTGCAATAGACATTTCTATTCCTCTAGTTACTGTTCGGTTAAAGCTATAAGCCTTTGTTATTATTTATTACTTGAATCTGGTTAAATTCTTACCTGAGTCCACCCATACCATCATCAGCAGGATTGTATTGCTCGACGCTCTTTTCGTCCTTAATTTTCTTATCCTCTTCCTTGATATCTTCATCGCTTTGCTTCAGAATTTTGCGGCGTACAAAATCGTTTGAGAAGTATCTTCCGATATGCGACTCGGCTTCTCTAATGAGGTCAAGTCTGTCTCTCAACATTTCGCTCTTCTTCATTTCCTCTAGGTACATGTCGAGGGCATAATCAAATTGGATTTTGTGCTTAACCACGTCCCATTCCTTGGCAGTAATGACCTTTGTCAGAATAAGCTCGGTTTTCAACAGGTCAAGGAACATCATGTTGAAGCGCTTTCTGATCTTGGAAACGAACTTCGAGAACTTTAGCTCGTCCCTAGAAATCTCTTGTGACCGACCAAGCGAAACTAGGTTGTCTGTTTCCAATCTAGTGATCGGGATATTCAGAGCTTTGTAAAGCTGTTTCTGGAAATAGATAATGTCTTCAATCTGGTCGAGGTTTTGACCGCCCGGTAGCGTGTCAACTTCTGTACCGCGACCACTGGAATTACGCGGAAGCCAGTAGTCTTCCTGCATGGTCTGAAGGTGACGCTGGTCTTTGAACGTGCCCGTTTCCGGGTCAAAGGACATGCGGTTTCTGTAGTTACTCTTCAGATTTTGAATGTATTGTTCGGCCTTAGCCTTGGGCAAGTTGGCCGTGTCAACGTAGAATACTCGGCGCTCGGGCGCACGTGAGATACGATAGATAACCAACGCGTTTTCCATCATGCGCAACTGGTTAGCTGGCTTAACCGCTTTGTGCAACCAACTGACGGAATAGCCCGTTACACTGTCCGTCATACCCGATGTAACGTAGCAGACGGTCTTCGGGTCAAGAATCAGTGCTTCCTTGTACTTCTTGGCCGTTTCGCTTCGCTTATCGCTTTCTTGATCGGCCGAACTATCGTCATACACGAAGTATTCTTTGATGCTCTTGATGACGCGATCATTCTCGTCGTAGTCAATGCTTCTGTACTTGGTGATATGACGTGTATCAAGTTCGATAGCGTCTAGCAAACCATCCTTTGGTTTGTTCTTGTCAATAACCTTTTGGTACGCTAGGCGACCATCTACGTAAAACGACTTGGCTCGGCGGTGAATCGTACTTTTCAGATCGAGAATCCGAGATACCTTTTCCCAAGCGTCGTATACTTTGTCCTTGATATTTTCGGAAAGCTTATTGTCGTCAATTTCCGACAGGTCGAGTTTCACCGGGTCTTCGTTTTCGTCAAACGAAACCATTTCATTGATGATATCTTCAACCGCATAATCAACCATGTTGTAGTTGGCAATCTCGCGGTACTTGTTAATAAGCTCCGCTTGCGTGTTGTAAGTCCAGTCGAGATTAATCGCGTATTGACTAATGGGATCATCGCCAACGGTGACCGCCCCATCATTAAAGTCTGTCGCGATTTGATTCGAATGTTTTTGATCTTCTATCTTTTCGTCTTTGAACTTGAATTTGTCCAAAAACGCGCCAAACATCTCTCTTGCAGCCATAGTCTATCTAAGCTCTCTGAAAATATGGGTTACCTTTTGGTTATTTAGGCAACCCAAAAACGCGTTTACGATGCGTTATCGTGGTCAACGTCGCTGTAAGCAAATGTCACAGGGAATGTTTCAATCGTGTCGTTACTCTCTTGAGACAGTTCGATAGAACCAATGTTTTGCGGATATGCAAGCTTCATTACATAGGTCTTAATGCGATTGTCTTGGTTGTCGAGTTGGTGAATCGTTACCGTCGCCATATACTCTTCGGGAGCTTGAAAGCCTGTGTTAGAGTTGTAGGCGTTGATAGCGTTGTGCCAGCGCTCGAAAGCGTCGTGAATCGCAAAGTCTGTATCGTTGACGAACGTGCATTCAAACTCTTCGAATGTGCGATCCCCAGCGAGCTTCAGTTGACGACCACGAAACGGCTGTTCGATAGTCCCTAGAGTCGAACCCGGAATCTGGGACGACTGAATAAGGAAAGCCGTTTGGCGGATAGTCTCAGACCCACCAGCGAATGCGGGAAAATTGACCACTGTCTCAAATCGGTTAGGACGTGCGCCCCCACCTTTTAGAGCAGCAAGAAATTCGGAAATGCCAGCCATGTTTTATTACCTCTTGATATTTGTGTTCAAATGGGGCATACTATGCCCCAAGTGATTATTTGGTTTACGCGCCTTCAACTTCTTCGAACGCAACGCCCGTGCTAACGGCAACGAAGTTGAGCTTGATGAAGTTGATAGAGCGAGTTGGCTTCAGGTAGAAGTCACCAACAAACTCGTTTGCGTCGATCACGACCGGAGTGTTGTTGCTATCGTCACACACAACGCGGTAGTCATACAGGCCTCGACGTGCTTGCACGTTGCCAAGGTATTGATCGACTGCGTTGCGGAACACGCCTCTGGTAATGAAGTCGTTTAGCTCGAATAGCTGATAACGTGCGGCATTACTGATGTTCTTCTTCAGAACGATGAACAGCGTGCGAACGTTGATGCGGCTAAACGCGGACGGACGACGTAGAGCAGTCTTGTCACCAAACAGGACGGTGCCTTCGCCGGGGAAGGAAACAACGGAGTTGATGCTGTTCTTGTACAGCGTGTCGCGTTGTGCCTGATTCGGGTTCCAAGCCAACTTGATAACGTTCTTCAACTGACCGCGATTCAAACCGGCAGGACTGAACCAAGGTTCGTCTTGCGCGAACGTGCGTGCGTGCAGAGCAGCGGCATCGCTATCAGTCGGAATCCAAATGTTCTTGTCTTGATACTTATCGTAGATCAGCTTCCAGTTATCAACGTAGAACGCATAGCTGTTGTTCTTGTTGACGGTAGTTGTAAAGTATTCCTTTACATCTGACATTGCCGTAGCGTTGTTAAACACGTTGGCAAGCTGCGGAGCAGCGAACGTAACCATATCGCCACGGCCAACTGCCACGTCGATAGCAGTACCAACAGACGCAGAAGGTGTACCAGAAGTGAATGCGCGAACGATTTCGACCGTATCGGAGTTATCGAAAATGCTCCATGCTGTGTCGAAATCTGCGTTAGCACTTTCGTTATCGTCAACGCCACCTTTGAGACTGGTTTCGTATGTGCCCATGCTAGAAGACTGGTTGAGGTCGATAGCGTCAACGTCACCGACCATAACCCAATTGGATTGGTTCTTCAGAACTTCGACAACGTATGCGCTAGTGCCGTCAGGACGCTTTTCGCCAGAGTTCTTGGTAAGAAGTTCGTAACGCTCTAGGATAGTACCGGCGTTACCTGTGATGAACCCGTCTTCGTCAACGACGATTAGGTTGAATTCACCAGCAGCAGGCGCGTAGTCAAATTCGTCTGCGTATGCCCAGTTATCGAAATCAGAATCGTCAGCAACACTTACCTTCAGACCGTTACCCATTTGACCGGCGTACTTCCCTATGAAAGAAATGCCTGTCAGGTCAATATTTTCGTACTCGTCTTCGTTCTTGACAAGAATAGGAGTCTGTGTATCCGCAACAGCGTTAAGAGCGGAATCACCAACGGTTCGAACGATATACAGCGGAGTCGTGTACAGCAGGTAGTTTAGTGCCGCGTGGAAATAGATTGAGGTTTTTGCGTCGGGCTTGCCGAAACGACGAACCAACTCAGATTCGTTCGTAGTGATACGAACGATCTCTTCCGCTGGTCCCCAACGGAACATACCAACATAACCACTGGCGTTAGAAACGATATTGGAAATGTTGAATGTTAGGTCTTTTTCGGTCGTTAGTACGCCCGGAGAAAGAAGATCAGCCATGTGATTGTACCTTTTGTTGATTATAGAATTTCATGTATATAAGATATTTACCTTTCCAGAAAACTAAACAAAATCAACCTATAACGTGAAGTGTCCGCTCGGGCTACCGTTGTATTCGAATAGGTCGTTTTCAATGAACCCAAATGGCATGATCTCTTCCATTGCTCGTTCTTCCTGTTCTTTGAGCAATTGCTGTCTGAAGTCTTGGTCCGTCAACTCGATGAAATACGTCTGAGTAGTGGCCCAAGCAAAAAGGACCAACGTCATAACCATGTCGTCATGTGCGCCGCCATCGGCAGCAAATGATTTGCCTTTGGGAACGAACGTGCCTAGCTCGTCAATAATCGCGTGATCGTTGAGAACGATCTTCTCTTTCTCGATCATGGTCTTGATATTCGACGTGCCAATAGCCTTTACTGCCTGTGTTGTGCGAACACCTGTTTTCGCATTCGCACCAAAGCCGATAATCTGCTTGCCGTTCTCGCTCTTGGTCATGATCAGGTTGTCATATTCCAAATCGAAGTACAGAATGTTGGAAACCTGTTCACCAATGTCATTGATCTCGACCAATACGTTTGCGTCGTTGTATTCGGTAGCAATGTTATATATTAGGTTTGGGAATATAAGTGGGGACATTTTGTTATCCCTGAACGTACAAACGACTTCGAACGGGTGAGTAGAAATGTTGATAACCGTCATCGCGTGGTAGTCACCGCCAATACCTCTTGACACGTCAACACAAACAATGTATGCACAGTCCTCTTCAGGCTCCTTATACACCTTTACGTTGTCATCAATTTCCTTGATGGGGTCGGTGACCACAAGCTTTTCCAGAACAGAGCCTTTGAGCAACGAGTTTTGACTGCCTCTAAACACCACGCAATGCTCTTGACGAAACTGTTCTTCGCTCGTATTGCCGATGGTCTGGTTTTTCCACTCTTCGTCACGGCCCGGCACCATGTCCCAAGTCACCATCATGCGTGCGTATTCGTTGACGCCTGCCTCACTTTCCTTCCACAACTTGTAGAACAGCCCGCGTGTGCCGTTAGGGGTAGACGTGATAATTACTCTTGAATTATGACCGGATGCAATGGTAGGATAGGTAGACTCGTAGAATTCCATGTCGTTTGGAATAAACGCAGCTTCGTCAATATAGAGAAGAGAAATGGCCTTACCACGAATGGAGCTAGAGCTAGATGCGGCGGAAAAGGCTACCGAACGGTTGCTCAACTCCATCTTTCTCTTGTTGTACACGCGCACGCCCGGCTGCAAGAACAGCGGGAGTGATTCATACGACATTTGTATCCTAGACAGAATTTCTTGCGCTTGGTCTGCCTTGTTTGCCAGAATCGCCGTATTTTTGGCTTCGTTGAAAATCGTAAACCAAGCAATATAAGAAGCCGTGGTAGTTGTATTATGAGACAAAATATCATTAGTGTAGTAAGTATGATTTTCGGAATCTACACTCAGGTCATACATATTTTCAAGTCTATGTGTATTTTCTACACCAACGACCCGAGATATACCATATTTAGTTCGTAAAGGAACATTCAAACTATCCTTAGCATATACTTCATTATCACTTTCATCAATTAGAATGTGAGTATCCGCACACTCAAGAAACATCCCGTTTTCTAGTGTAATCTCGTAAATTTCATATTTGATTGTTTTGTTACTACTAATGATATCTTCAAACCCAGTTTCAGTTTCCACCTGCCAATCAGACACATCTATAGTATCAATAAATTTTTTATTTGTGGAGTCTGATAGTTCCATTTTAAATTATTTCTTTATAGAATGTGGTTTTTGCATTTTATCGTTCAAAACATTATCCAAATATCTTCTTTGATAAATGTCCTTACAAGATTGATCCTTACATACCATATTACTCGAATTAAGATGACATGGGTTCATGTTACAAATACGACAAATTGCCTTTTTCTTCTTTGGCTTCTTTAGACCATGTTCAATTTTATACTGATCAGGGTCTAGTTGATGATATTTCTTAACATGCATCCCTATATTGTATAGGGTCGTTTCTTCGTTACAAATTTCACAAGAAACTTTAGTGACTTTCGCTTTCTTTCCTTTGGAGTTCATGGAATTCGCCAATTGTTATACTTCGTAATTCGCCTGTGCGCTTGTTACGTACATTTATGTTGGCGTTTTCATGGACACATTTTCCGGTTTGGCGGGCTTGCATAGAGACAACAAACCTCTCTTCTTGATAAAGAGATAGTAAATCTTCTTGAAAATCATAAAGCTCGAATGGTATGATGCCATAATCGACGGAAATAATTTTCACGTACTTTTTGGTGAAGTACACCACGTCTAGGGCGCACTTCAGCCATTCGAGTTTGTGCAAGTCCGTATACAAATGACCTTTTGAAACGCCGTCGCGCAAGATACCATCTTGGCCCATGTAGAACCAATCGTCGGGCACGTCGTCAAAATCGGGCACATTCAGTTCATATGTATTCTTTTGAAGATATTTTTCAACAAGGTCAATGTTGTTAACAAAGAATTCTTTTAGGTCGAAGGGGCAGACCGGGTGAAGACTTTTAATCCTCTTTGCTAGAGTCTTCCCCTTCATCCTGTTTTTCGTCGTCATCTGCATAACCATCCAATATTTGGTCTATGTCTTTAGTCGAATAGTTGTTATAGTTGTTGATCTGCGTGTAATTTCCTTTTGGTGTCTCACCCTTCGCAGAACTGCTATTACCTTCGACCTCCTTTTGTAACTTGATCAGTTCTTTCGTCATGTCGGAACTGGTTTTCATTAGCTGAGACGCAACCTCTAGTGCTCGCGGGTGTTCGCTCATTTGCGCGATTCTCAGTGCTAGCTCTAGGCTCGCATTAGACTTGCCGATAAGCCCATACAGATTTGATCTGGCAAAGTTGTAATCCTCGCTCAAATCCGCATTGGGAATGTCCAATGACGTACCTTTTTTTTCATATTCTACGGGCACAAGCTCTTCTGGCGGTTTAGTCTCTTCCTCTTCGTCGCCATCTGGTAGTTTGTCAATGGCCTTGTCGATATCGCTGCCAGAAAGGATATCGTTTAGCTTCTTTTCAAAACTACTCATGGTGCATCACTCTCGTTTAGAATGGTTTGATCAATCATGTTGTCTGGGTCGTCAAGATCGTAGTAGTTGAGATAGATTGTCTTGATGATTGCCGAATCGCTTGACGGCATGTAGAGATACCCGTCTAGGGTGAAATTGAAAGTCGCCTCGATTTCGCGCTCGTCTTCAAACGATCCTTCGAACGGCTGCATCTTGGTTGAGTCGGTCATCGTGATGTTGATTGCCGACTCGTCGTCTAGGTCAGGGTTATCCTTTACTACCACCTGCACACTAGGGTTGAAATACACAGCGATTTGCTCTACAATTTGTAAAAGGTCGTCAATGTATTTGCAGACCGCGACTAGCTCGAATTCGAATGTGTACGGCACTCTGTTGTACTGAGTCTTGGCCGTCGTGTCTGTTCCAGCAAGAGCGTGATAATTTGTCAGCCTGTGTAGCCTGTTCTTTTGTCTGGTCGAATCCTTTCGCCAGTCGGTCAGTTTGTATGCCAGTCTGGGAACACGTCTCTTGTATCGAACCGAATTTGGGTCTTCGTTTTGGTCGAGCCTAGCGTTGGCTGGCTGCTTTTCTGCGTAATAGAGCGGAACCTTGATCTGCTTACCATCTTTTCTAACCACAGACATGTCGTTAAACAGCGTGCCAAACACACTGGTATACAACTTGATCGTCTGGTGGTAGAAAGGTTGTTCTAGGATAGCCATAGGTTACCTAACTCCGAACGGATTTGCGGGATCAAATGAAATGTCGTCCTGCGTATCGGCGTCGAGTTCGTCATTATCGCCCGTAGGCTCTGCCTGCGTGCTTTGATCGAACGAATCTATTTCACCAATGATGGAATCGATTTCTGCATCACCTGTGCTCATTTCTTCGTAACCAAATTCGAATGTTTCTGTCTTTAGCTCATATACGTACTGCTTACCCTTCTCGAAAAACGGGGACTCTAGGTCCACGAACTTGATTTCGAGAAACGCATTTGTTATAGGCATGAAGATTAGATCGCCCTCACGCGGGCGCACGAAGGAAGGAAACTCTTCGGAGAAACGGGTCTTCGCAACAACGAAGGTAGCCGTCTTTTTAAGTGTTAGCCCCGTGTCCAACAGCAGTTCGTCACCGTCGAACCCTTCAACAAAGACGGGGTACATTTCAATCTTTTTGTGACTGTTATATACCGCTGTCGGGTCTTCGTTGTACAGATAGTCGATATCCGTCTGCGTTCTCGGGATATAGGCAACGTCCAGACCGCTAGCCTGAATCGACTCAACGACAAGATCGTTGATCAGGTCTTGCTCATTCTGTGCTGTATAGTGTTGGAAATACTGGTTTACGGTCATAAATGCCTCTGAGACTGCGTGACAGCGTATCTAAGGCTATTTATGTCTAGTCGAAGGCCAGCACACACAAACAGTCTTATAACGCGTGAGAACGCATGTCAGCCAACGAAGAAATCCGTTGGTTCCATGTACGTTTCTTCTAGCGTCTGTTCTAGTTGCTCGATTTCTTGCAACGCCTCGTCAAAAAGCTGTTGCCCGCTTATCGTCACCCCGCCTAGAAGCTGAATCTGTTCGAACTTCTTGGTGTTCTCGCCCCACTGACGCTTAATCAATGCCGTCGCATATTCCTTCAACCACTTGTCGTTCCACACGCCTGTGAAAACGGATGGGTCAACGATCTTGACCACTTGAATCGCAAGCGGATAACCAACGGGAAAATCGTAATTGATCTTCAGGCGGTTACCATGTTTGACAAAGTTGAAAGACGGGACCACGCTAGTTAGGTCAGAAATGCTGTTGTAGCTGTTGACCTTCATGAGATAATCTACTTGGTCAAACGGCTTCCAAGGGCTTAACGTCTCCATTGCGATCTGGTACTGGAACGAAAACATGTTCGTATGAGCATAGATTTCGTTCACGTCCATAATAGTCGTGACTGAATGGATATCGTCGGGGAGGGTGATGTACCCGTTGTCGATATCGGCCTGTGTCACAGGATACGAAACCCATTCCTGATAGGTTCCGTCATAGTGCTTTTCCTGATACGTTTCTAAAGCCTCGTCAATACGGTCGTCAACCTGATCAGGATGAACGTTGATATTGATGACCGGCTTGCCCAGCTTTCGCAAACAGTATTCCGTGAATTCTGGCTTTGTTGTGGGTTTAGCCATTCTGGTTCTCCATCAGTTGTTCGACCACGCGTTCTAGCTTTTCCAAACGCTCTTGCATGTCGGACTCTCGTTTCCTAGATTCCAAGATTCTGCGCTTGGCCTGTTTCGCCGCGCGAAAAGCGTCGTCGTCTGTGTTTATAACGGACTGGTTTTGAGGGTCTTTAACCAGACCCTCCTTTCCCTCGATTTTCATCATAGTTATGTACCTAGTGCGATAGCTCTGAATCGTTTGGCAATCGGGTATCTAACCGAACTGCTTGACTTCAGTTGAACCATGACTTGGTAGAACGTGTAGTCACTCAGGTTTTCGAGTCCGTACTCGTTTTCCACGAATTCTTCGCCCGTGCCCGTTGTCTGTTCGACAATAGGAGTGACTGCAATCCAGCTAGCGTCGTTAACTTCCTCTTCGTTGTTACCGAATCTGGCAGTAACAACAATTTCGGACTCTTGCGACTTCAGGGCGTCAAGATATACTTTCAGGCTGTTGGCCGGATTCTTCAATCCGCTGATTCTCGTTCTGTAATTGGCCCAATTGTTAGAACCATCGGTTTCAACCGCGTCGTTCTTGGTGATCAACACAAACGGAGTGATGACCGAATTGCCTTGCATGTCAACAACGGGCGAAACGTTGTCGTTTATAGACGACATGTTTACTTTCATGTTGAACGACTTGTTGCCAGAAAGGTTTGCGGTTTCGTCTGCATCGTTAGTGATCAGCCAAGGTGTTTCGAGTTCGTTTACCTCTTCATTAGCAAGATCGATGTAAGACGTAATCGGCGTATAAGGTGTCTCGTTTCCGTCAATGGATTTACCAACAGTACCCTTTGCCTGTAGTCGAACGTCGGTCCCCGCAACTTGGTTGGTCGGGATATTCGGGTTGAGCAACGACGCTTGAATGGTGTTACTAATCAACATGCTATCCCCACCAATCATGCCTGTTGCGTTTGCAACAGTACCAACATCAATCACGAACGTATTCGGATCAACAACGGCCACGACTTCGTGTGTGTCATTAATGTCTGCATCTGCGATGTTGTTGCCGCCTAGCGCCCCACTAATTTCAACCTGAGCACCTACCGGGTAGTTGTGCTGGCTTCGGAACACTTTCAATTCTGTTGATCCGTCAGTCGTTTCAATTGGGTTGAGCGTCAAGAAAATGCTTGGCGGTTCAACGTTGTTCATAATAATATTCGCGTTCGCGCTAATGTCGAACTTAGCGGAATGGATATGGAACTGAAGGTCAACCGTTTGATCAGCAGTCCATGTGCTGTTGTTCTGTGATTTGAACATCACCCCAGCATATGGCTGATCAACAATGTATTTTCCAGTTCCCTTGTCCTTACCACCCATACGAGCGATGTGTGCTTCGTAGTTGTTGGAGTTGGACATGATAACGAAGCAGTATTCTTGCCCGTCCTGTAGGTACACAGGATACGGGAATTCGAACGTAGTCGCTGTACCGCCGTCATCGGAAATGTTGACCATAGACGGGTTCAATGTTCGCTCACCGCCCGGAATGATATTCTGGGTTGGATATCCGTTCTCCATTTCGCGGAGTTGGACCGTGACCGGAACGCGACTGTCTTTCTTTCCGAAGAACGTGTCCACCTTCGTTACGAACACGCCACCCTCTCGCTCGACCAAGAACGACTGTGCAAGCGGGTCAACCCAGCGGCGACGAATTCTACGGCGTTGTCCCACAATTCGACTAGAAGAAGTGGTAGACGTGCGTACAGAACGCGTTGCGTTGATTGTGCGCTGACGAACGTGACGAATACCAGTTGACGTAAAGGTGTTATGTGCCCAAGAAGTTGATGCTTCTCTATCACCTGTGCTCTCGTCTGTAACCGACAATTGCTTTTCGCCTGTTCTGAATCGAAGGCTGCTATCGTTAGGAACCTTGAAAGTCGCGTCAAAGTTACCATCCACGTCAGTAACAACCGGGTCGCCAAACGATCCGCCTGTAGGTCTAACGTAGCTATCCACTTTAACACCGTCGAAGAAGAAATGCATACGCGTTTCAGGACGATTACCCACACCTTCAAGATCGACGTTAATCGAACGCATGAACGGAATAACCGAACGGTCGATAATGCGGTCATTAACCACGTCGATGTTAGTACGTGTTGTCGTTCTTGTGGTAGTGGTCGTTACGCGACGGCGATTATCTGACCAAAGCCAGTTGCTGAAACCGATTCGCTGGGTAGACGTGTTGGAACGAGTTGACGTAGTAGTACCACCAGTCCAATTCAACTGCCACGATCTCCAAGATTGGGTCAGGCGTCCGTTGTTGAACACACGGTAGTTGACTTCTGGGTTAGTGTAGTCTGTGTCGATCCAAGAATCTATACTCGGGTCGAGGTTAACCGTACCATCCCAACTGAATACCGCGTATGGGTTGACATTCATCAACTCGGAACGGAAATCTTGCTTGATGTATGAGCGATTCGTGTAAGGAAGCGTTACGATACCGTTACTGATGGCATAGTGCGTTGACGATCCCGTGTTTAGAGCAAGGTCGATAGCGTTCATTGAGAATTCTGGACGCATCTGCTCTTCTTCGTCACCCATAGCAACGTGATAACCCTGCCAAGCAAAGTCGCCAACAGAATGATCAACGAAAGAGTCTGTCATGAATCCGTTTTTGAAGCGATTCAATCCAGTTTCTGAATCGACAATCTGCTTGCCCTCTGTCTCTTGTTCTAGGTTGTTGAGGGAAACGTAGTATTCAACGTTGGCGATACGGTTTTCTAGCTGACCAATATCGCGCATCGTGTATCTGCGGTTGTTAATCTTTTCCGCACGGACGTTTTCAATAATGTCTGTATACGGCGGAACGTCCATCATGTACAGAATCATCGAATTTTCTGGGTCAACAGGCACCACGGGATCGATTGCTGGTGTACCGTTTTTAACTCCGAATTCACCATCGGCGGTTACATAAATTTTGTCTTTTCTACCCAAGTAGAATTCAACATCATTCATGACAATGGCATATGGAGTCGGAATATCACCAACAGAAGAGCCGGTTGTGACAAACCCACTGCCGTCATCGGCAACACGTGGTCTAAAATCCATTATGTCGGATAGACGAGTTCCGTTTTCTTGCGGAACATCGCTATACTCAACGTCTACATACGAATCAGGACCAAAGAAATCGCCCGAAGAATGTGAGAAGTATTTGAACGTCACCGTTACGGGGTACGTTACGCCAGTTTGTGGACCCACGACATATGAAATGTCATACATCGAAGGGGTCTTGTTTGCGTATAGCTCAAACTTGTCTGTAACATCGTTGGTATCACCGTCAACAACGGATACGATTTCAAACGCGTCTGCCTTGTTTAGAGCAATTTTACCATCGGCGTCTGCCGTACCACTAACCGTAGTTTGGTTTGTAGTCTTGGTCTTTTGTCGAATGGCTTGCTTCACGATCTGAAGTGCTAGGCGAATTGGACGACCGGTATTACCAGTACCAAAGTCTAGCGTAATAACAGACCCGGTTGGGGTCCCGCTCAAGCTGTAGTTTGCAGATACGGAGACGAATTCTGCCGTATCTGTAAAGGAAGCTAGGGCGAACATGTCTTCTTGTGCGGTAAACACTTCGTTGCTTGAAGCCGAAAGCGTGACAATACCGTTAGAATCGGTGGTAGTTTCTACGTGCTTAACCGATTCATATGAGGTGTCAGACTCGCCAAGGGTATTGTACAAGCTCTTGACGTGATCGAGGTTTAGCGGGAAGAGTAGGCTACTGTTGGTAGAGTCTTTGATAACAGGCTCAACCAAGTTTGCACTAAACGGAGTACCTACAGAAGAATATACGGACAACGCGCTGGATACGAACCCGCTGTTACGCTCTCCGTTCGCGTCTCTGACGTTAAACAGGTATAGACGGTAGTTAGCCCCGTCCTCGCGCATGAAACGCACACGCGCAGTCCCAAGCACGTCCCCGCTAGGAATTTGACCCGGAGTTGTGATAGCCGCGTCATAGAACGTTACTTCTTGGCGGTCTGAAATGTTTGGGATAATGTTTGGATCAGAAATTTCTACATAGTACCCGATCATAGCAGACGTGGCGTTTGCGTTAAACACCTGCGTAGTGCGTGCGCGGTCTACCGGAATTTTGAGGGTAGAAAGGTTTTCCACACGATAACCCTTGACATACGCAATACCTTCCTGTACCTCGGCATAGAACTTGTCTGCGTCTGTATCATGGGCGTCGAATCCTACGTTAAACGCCTTTACTGTGTAGTCGCCCGATTCTTCATACGTGCGCTGAGCCATCACATCGTTGAGAACGGCGTAATCCGGTTGCTTCGCTTTTTTCTGCAAGCGACCTTCTTCAATTCGGAAAATCTCTACCATGTTGTCTGGAAGAGAATCAAGCTCTGATAGATCGTATGTCTTCAGACCAACATCAACACCAAGGCGGTGAGCGCCCGGAGCACTGAAGTTAGGCGTTCCTTGTGCGTTGTCGAACAGTGAAGAGTCGTCGTTTTCAGTCACGACCACTTCGTTGTATTCGATACACACGACAGCAGAAGGAGTGTTAACAAACTTGTCTAGAAGAACGGTTTCTTCAGGCACGAGAACGAAACGCCCGTTGATTAACCACACGCCAGAACTGATAGTAAACTTGGACGCTTTGCCGGTAGATTCAACAACGGCAGTAGCGAACTCTACACCATTGTCCATGATGGACAAGCTAGACCCTTCTGGGAACACGTTTTGTTCGCCTGTTGCCGCGTCTGAGGATAGGTATTCGATATAGAATACTGCCGGGTCAACACCTTCAGGTTCCCTAAAGAGTTTCAGGTTAGCTTCGATGCCACTAGAATCTTCGATTGTAATATTTTCGTTACCGAATCTGGCAACGACATTCTCGTAATCGTTGATCGTAACAGCAACATAATTCAAGTCAAGATCGTAGTTAGTTTCGCCCGGAATTACAACAGAACCTTCTTCGAACACGTGCGAACCAAAGCGACCGACCTGCTCATAAAACATGGTCTGAAGTTGGTTAAGCTCGCGAACCTGTACCGCACGCTGCGGCACAAACAGGATTTCATAATGCTGTTTTTCTTCGTTGTAATTGTCAAAATATGGGCTTCTTGACTTATCTACAATTGTCATATCGTACCTATGTGGTTATTGTTCGTATATTCGTATTTATAGCTGAATAACGAATCGCATTTCTTCTGTCTGGTTTAGACCACGGCTGATCTTTTCTCGGTTGGACACGTACAGGATTTTGCCCGTCTTAGAAACAAAGTCCGTATCGTTAGCAACAGCCTTAGTTAGTGGCAGGTTTTGTCCCGAGAAGATTTCTAGCACTTCCGCACTGTTATATGTTTGCGAACTGACGATCTCGCTTTGTGCGAATGTGCCTGTAATGTCGGAAACGTAAATGTAGTTCTTGTTTGCATCAACAGCACGAATAGTACCCGTAGCCCCAGACGTTTGACCGACAATCGTTTCTTCTGCATAGAAGTTGGTTGTGTCGTCTACAACTAGGATCGAGCCAACATCTACAGAAAGCGGCTCCGTAACCACGCCTGCGCGTCTGTAATCGATACCGACTGGCAGAGTTCCGTTTTCATCCCCTTGGAAAGTCTGACGCACGATCTTGTATACGGCACCAAGTTCTGCCCGTGCGTCCGCTCCATGCCCGGTCACAGGCGATACAATAGGAGTTGCGACAGCACCCGCACCTGCCCCACCAGAAATGGTTGCACTCGCGTAGGTGTAGCCTGAGCCGACGTTAGTCATGATAACGTCAACTACCTGACCCGTCTGGTCATCGATTTCTGCCTGTGCGGTCGCGCCAACACCGTCACCACTTATCGTCACGTCGGGAGGGGTTACTGACGAATAGTCTACACCACCGTCAGTCACGTAAATGTTGTCAATCGTACCCGGCACAGCAGATTGTTGTACCAGCCATTGCGAACTACCGTCATTACTGTATATGGTATAACACGGCATCCATGATGGGGTCATGAACGTGAACGCGTCATTAGAACGGATAGTATACATGTATTTCCACACATAACCATCCGGCGTTTGGAAACTGTCGGTGGACGCGCCAGAAGGCTTGGTAGTAGACGCTGATCTATAATTGTTGTTCAAGCACTTGTACACGTTGAATTCGTCTGTCACGACATAATACTTGTACGGCTCGTTAGTCTCGGGGTTGATCCCATCGAACAGATTCGCGTCATCCGTGTACTCGTCATACACGGTATCAACTGCCCAATCGATTCTTGGCGCACAGCTTACAATGTCAGAAGGTGTGACACGCTTCAACGCAAACACTTCGTCCCATGCGTCAATCTTGTCTTTCACGCTGTCGTCAATATCTGGCGGAACACTTTCGTTTTCCCACGCAGTAGTTCTACCTAAGAAAATGTAGGTAGGAATGTATTTCAGATCGTTTTCGAAGTAGTCGCCTACAACGATTCGGTGATCATTCGTTACGATAGCTGGCATGTTCGCATTCTCTTTATATGTGGTTTAGCCTTATTTATGACGTATCAAAGTTTTTTGAATCTGTGCTTTGCCGCATCACTAATGCGCGATAGCGCGTCCGTTCCCATATACCCCACACCAAACGCGGAAATAGCCGTCAGTTGATCAGTAGAGTATAGAGCGCCATACCCGGCAAGACCGGCGATAACGCCAAGAATCAGCCTGTACGGCCTATGCTTGACAAATTTGATCGGGTGAATTGGTCCGCCATTTTCCGCGCTCTGGTTGGCTAGCTGGCCGATGATGTTAGCCAACATGCCATACATCATCATGGCAAACGGGTGAGCAATAATTTCAATCATGTAAACTCCTTTATTGTTTATGCTCCGATTTCAGCCTTCGATTGCTG